GCAAAAAAACCGCGCAGAGTGCAGCTAACCTCGACTCAAGTTTCCCTCGCCAAGAGACTTGGTTTAACTCCTGAACAATATGCGGCGCAACTCATGAAGGAGGCATCTAATGTCTAATCGTACACCTCGCTCTAACGAGTCAAGAGACAAAACGGAGCGCAAAAGAAGCTGGCAGAGGCCGACTACTCTTCCTGACCCCGAACCAAAAGACGGTGTTGAATACCGTTGGGTTCGCACATCAATCATGGGTGAGACAGATAATAAGAATGTTTCTGGCAAGTTTCGTAATGGGTGGACACCAGTTAAGGCAGAGGATCATCCTGAATTGCAGGTAATACCTGACCATGATTCTAGGTTTAAAGGTAATGTTGAGGTTGGAGGATTGCTACTTTGCGAGAACTCCACAGATTATATTGAGTCAAGAGAAGACGCACACGAAGAGATGAATCAATCTCAAATAGATGCTGTTGATAACAGCTATCTTCGTCAATCTGACCCAAGAATGCCCGTTCTGAGTCCAGAGCGCACAACAAAAACTTCGTTTGGTAAGTAACCCCACACAGGGCGCTTACCATTGTTCAAATGGCTTGATTAGAAGGAGAGAAACATGTCTTCAGCAGCCGCTCCCTTCGGTCTGCGCCCGATTGGTCGCTTAGATAGCGGCTCTCTTGAGGCTTTCCGTCAGTATCCTATCGCTTCAGGATATGGTACTGCGATTGCAACAGGAGATGTCGTACAGCTAGTTGACGGTGGAACCGCAACTACAATCGAAAAGCAGTCCGCAACTGGCGATGATTCGACAGCAATCGACATCGTTGGTGTTTTCCTTGGGTGTTCGTACACAGATCCGAACACTAATCAAAAGACGTTCAGTCAACTATATCCAGCAAGCACAGCAGCTTCTGATATTATGGCGTATGTCGTAGATGATCCTAATGTTCTGTTCACCATCCAAGCTGATGGCGCACCGACAAATACAGGTGATATTTATGGCAAGAACACTCTTCTCGTACAAACTGCTCCTAACACCTCGCTCAAAATTAGTCGCGTGGCGTTGGACATCTCTGAACTAAGCACAGATGCTCAGAATCCAATTCGGGTTATTGATTATCTTGGTGGTGATCAGGGAGATGAGAAGGGAACGTCTTTCCCGATTCTGGTGTGTAAATTTAATTACCATCAGCATTCATCAACAACCGGCTCAGCGTAAGGAGTAGAAAATGGCTATTACACGCGCACAACTCCTAAAAGAGCTACTCCCCGGTCTTAACGCACTGTTCGGTCTTGAGTACGAAAAGTATGAAAACGAACATGCTGAGATCTACGAAACGGAGAACTCAGAGCGTAGTTTTGAAGAAGAGGTGAAATTATCAGGTTTTGGCGCAGCGCCAGTTAAGCCTGAAGGTTCTGCTATCAGCTTCGATTCAGCGCAAGAGTCGTACACTGCTCGTTACAACCACGAAACGGTTGCCATGGGCTTTTCTGTGACCGAAGAGGCCATGGAAGATAACCTGTACGATGCTCTTTCGGCTCGCTACACCAAAGCCCTTGCTAGGGCGATGGCGTACACCAAGCAAGTTAAGGCTGCTGCCTTGTTGAACACTGGCTTTACCACCTTCAATTCTGGAGATGGTGTAACTTTGTTTAGCACTGCACACCCAACTGTAGCTGGTGGAAACAATGCAAACCGTCCAACAACAGATGTAGACTTGAACGAGACATCTCTTGAGGATGCAGTAATTAAGATCGCCGCTTTCGTTGACGAGCGTGGCCTCTTGATTGCAGCACGGCCTCGTAAGCTGATCGTTCCACCTGCACTGATGTTTGTGGCAACTCGTTTGCTTGAAACAGATCTGCGTGTCGGCACAGCCGATAATGATCTGAACGCTATTCGCTCTAATGGTTCTATACCTGAAGGCTACCGTGTTAATCACTATCTGACAGATACTGATGCGTTCTTCCTTACTACTGACGTTCCTAACGGAATGAAGCACTTTGTAAGGACACCAATGGCGACATCAATGGATGGTGACTTTGACACTGGCAATGTTCGGTATAAAGCCCGTGAGCGTTACAGCTTCGGTGTTTCTGATCCACTTGGTATGTTTGGCTCCGCAGGGGGCTGACATAAGCATTCAAAAGTTACAGGTAACTTTTTATGCAAAAAAACAAGAAGGGCGGTTTCATACCGCCCTTTTTTATGTATACTAAATAAGTCCCTGACAGCGAAAGCTGACACTAGCCACGACAGGAGTGCAAAATGGCTAATACAACATTCAACGGTCCCGTCCGTTCAGAAAACGGTTTCCAAACAATATCTAAGAATGCCACTACAGGTGTTATATCTGTAACAAGTGGTGACAAAATGTCTGCTGAAGCCGTTGGTGGTGCTGGCATTGAAGGCACTGCTGCTGTTTACATTACTCAGGTAAACCGCCTAAAAAGCGACACCTCAACAAATGTTAACATCGTAAAAACCACGATTATGATTGATCTTACAGGTCTTAAAGATGGTGGTACTGCTGGTGATATTATTGGTAAGGACGGCGCTGGCGTTGCTTACATCGCTCAAGTCAAAACTGCTAACCAAGGCGTAGTATTTGGTGTGACTATGCAGTGCGTAGAGGCTCCCGCTGGAGGAAGCGCAGACATTGATCTGTTTTCCGCCACTGAAGGCACAGGCGTGAATGACACTGCTATCGGTGACCTAACAGAAACGTCAATCATAAATGGCGGAACGCAAGCAGCAGGAACGCTTACTGCTGGTGGAGATATAGTTGCTGATCAGTACCTTTATCTTGTTAGCCAAGGCACAGGTGATGCCACATACACTGCTGGTCGTTTCTTGATTGAAATTACTGGTTATGATGTAGCAAGCTAGTAGGGGGTTACAATGTCAACCTCTGATGTATTCGCGGTAACAAAAACGGCAGATGCGACTGTTTTTAATGGTCGCGCTAGGGTGCGTCAGATCCAAGTGGTAACAGCGGGATCGGGAAGTCCACAGGTCGTTCTGAAAGATGGCGGCTCTGGTGGCACAACTATGCTTGATCTTGCCTTTGGCACTGGAAGTACATTCTCTGTAAACATTCCTGATAACGGAATATTGTTTAATACAGATGTGTATTTAGATCTGACAGCTTGCTCTAGTGTGACGGTGTTTCTCTCGTAGGGGTTATTATGGCAGAGCGTAAGGCTAAGATGCCCCCCAGAAACAAGAAAAACTTTCGATCTACCAAGTCAGGCGCTGGCATGACTAAGGCTGGTGTTGCTGCCTATAGGCGTAAAAACCCCGGCAGCAAGCTCAAGACAGCGGTTACAGGCAAGGTAAAACCCGGAAGCGCAGCGGCGAAGCGTAGGAAATCTTTCTGCGCCCGTTCTGCTGGTCAGATGAAGCAGTTCCCCAAAGCAGCAAAGAATCCAAATAGCAGGCTGCGGCAGGCTAGGAAGAGATGGAAATGTTGAGTTCTAAATTTATAGCTGGAACTTTGTTTGTGTCTTTTGTGGGCATATGCGCCACAGGGGTAACTTGGATATCGTCCACTCTCATAGGTGTGGATAAGAGCGTTGCTGTCATGTCTTTGAAGATTGATGACAATAGTCAGAAGATTGATGAGCTTCACAACATGTTGAGGCCAATGTGGGAAGAGTTCACAGGAAGGAATTACGATGACAATATCGCGAGCTTCCATGCAGCAGCAGTTAAAGGGGAATAAGATGAAGAAGAAAAGTAAAAAGGTAACTCCACCAAAGTCAATTAAAGAGTCATTGACTGATTATTATAAGGGGCAGGTCAAGGATGTGAAGGACTCCTTTGGTCTGTATGTCAAAGGTGAGCCAGAAGCTATCGCTAAGAAGCGTACTGTCAGGGACAACCCAAAAGCTATGAATCGTCTTAGAAAAAAGAAGAAAAATGCTCAGAAGAAAAACATTGGTGGTTTCTTAGAAACATTTTCGCCCGCTTATAGTATTGCTAAAGGCAAAGGTCCGATTGGCAGGGCTGTTAGAGGCGGCAAAGGAATGGGTGTTCTTGGGTTGCTTGCTTCTGAAGCACAAAAACAAAATAAGAAAAAAGGATCTGATGCCATGAAAGCAGAAGGCATGACTGCGGCAGATAGAATGTCTGGC